GTGTTACTTAATGCCACAAGGAGGTGTTGTTGATCCATACGAATCAAACAAACTAAACATTGCCAATATCTGCTGTGAACGTGGATTTAACTATAGCCCACGCTTACATGTAGACTTATGGGGCAATGGTTGGGGCAAATGACAGAAACTCACGCAAGAACTTTAGTTAGAACAATTAGCTATCGTATCACAGCACTACTAATCACAGCTATATGGACAGGCTTAGGTGAGGCTGTTGCTATTCACTTTGTCTTAGCTATATGGCAATATGTATTAGAACGTGCTTGGTTAAAGATTAAGTGGCTACAGTAAAGTACGGAATGTTTCCACAAGGCTTATACGGATTATATACAGGTATGGATGAACAATACGATTACTTTTATGATCGAGCATATTGGAAGTTAAAGTTTCTATGGTTGCCTAAACGTAGTGATATAACTGGTCGTTGGTTGTGGTTACGCTTTGCCTACGAGGGTACAGCAATGTATACAGGTCCAGGCACTCCTGTATTTGAGTTCAGATATCACGAACCAACAGAACATATAATTTGGCAACTAAAACGTGGATGAAAAGAAATCAAACATAGCAGACGGTCGTGAAAGTTTTGACATTACAGTTGGCAATACACTTGTTGCGTTCTTTAATCGTAACGTAAGTACCTACGCAACCGAAGCGGGTGGTCCTAAGTTTGATCTTATTCCCGTTGAACGGCAAAAAGACATTATGGTCAATGTGGCCCGTATGTACGCACAACAGGAATACAATCGTATCACAGAATTAGTAGAAGTGTTACAGCGTCAGGCTGCAGAACTAAAACGGAGATTAGATATTACCGACATGGTGCATGCCGCTAAATACGATTTCCAAGTATATCACGGTCAATCATATTGGTTAGTATACGAACATAACAAAGAACAAACTAGATTAACACACAATGGGCCAAATGATTGGTCCACTGGTGCACCTGCCGACTATGAATATATTTGTCAGGTTAAGTGGTTAGGTGATTACACTTGGGTAGAAGTAACAGAAGAGGAAACAAAATGACATTAAATCAAATTTTGTTAGCAGTTGGAGTATGGTTAGTACTAATGGTTATTAGCTATAGTCACAGCGGTTGGCGAAATATGCGTGATTGCTATATGATGTGGTTTACACGGGACTACTGGACCAGTTACAATACAGTAGAGTTTGTATCGTGGTTGGCCAAGGCCATTATTATTATTCCTGGATTAATCTTTGGTATACAAATCTGGGAATTATACTATCTAACACTAGCAACTAGTGTAACATTAATATGGGCCAGTCGTAAAAAGGCTCTGCCAACCTTAGTAGGTTTTAACACTATGTGGGCTTGGTTGAGCTTGATGGTACTAGTACAACATTGGATCAAGTAAGGAAAAATTATGGGACTATTTGACGTATTTAAAAAGAAACCAGAAGTAGAAGCACCCAAAGCGGCTCCAAAGCCTAAGAAAAAGTCGGCTAAGGATATTGCTACAGAAAAAGGCGAGCCCTATGTGGCTATTCTTAGTGTTGAGTTAGATCCCGAGAATATCGGCAATGGTGCATTCGAATTAGACTGGAACGATAAGTTTATTGCTAATCTAGTACGTGCCGGGTATCAATTGAAAAAAGACGATACCGATGCAGACATGGTAGACCGTTGGTTTGCTGATGTATGTAAAAATATCATTGCAGAAAACTTTGAACAATGGGAAGCCAATCAGCCAACTGAAGCAAGACCAAGAGTCATTGATCGTCGTGACTTAGGCGATGGACGCACAGAGGTCAGTTAATTGATTTTATATATCAATGGTGATAGCCATAGTGCTGGCGCCGAAGCAATAAACACCTATGCATTTGCCGACGATGATCCACTGTATTGGGCATTGGGTCGTGTTCCGCATCCAGATAATTTACGTGTAAGCTACGGTTGCGAATTAGCAAACATGATGTATGCTATACTAGAATGCGACGCAGAAAGTGCTGCCAGCAACGATCGTATTTTTAGAACCACTTGGAATCATTTACAAGAAGCTGGCAAGACTCCCGACTACATGGTAATTGGTTGGTCAACTTGGGAACGAGAAGAATGGTTACACGATGGTACTTACTATCAAGTCACTGCCGGTGGAACCGATTCTGTTCCCGATGCACTAAAAGATCAATATAAAAAATGGGTTATCGAACAAAGTGATCCAACAGTAATCAATGATAAGATTGTTAGTGTACATAATAGAATTTCCAAACTACACGAAGATTTGAACGCTAGAAAAATCCCACATTTATTCTTTAATACTTACAGCGACTTTAGTCATATTAAAAATCTAGGCTACCTAGGTGCCAAAGAATATGATTGGCACGGTAGTTATATAGATCCATACAATGCCAGCGGTACTTACTATAATTGGTGTTTGGCACAGGGTTTTAAAACGGTTAATCCAAGAAGTTACCATTTTGGTGCCGATGCACACCGAGCTTGGGCCGAAGTTTTATACCAAAATTATGTCCAAAACCTATTGACAATTTAGTCATTATATGCTATTATAATGCTATGAGATATCTACTTGTTGACACCGCAAATACATTCTTCCGTGCTCGTCACGCCGCCCACCGCCAAGCTGATACTTGGGATAAGTTAGGTTTTGCTATCCACGTAACGCTAAATAGTGTTAGTAAGGCATTTAGAGATCAAAAAGCCGATCACGTTATCTTCTGCTTAGAAGGTCGTAGCTGGCGTAAAGATTTTTACACTCCTTATAAAGCCAATCGTGCTGTAGCCCGTGCAGCACTTACAGAAAAAGAACAAGAAGAAGATCAATTATTTTGGGAATCATTTGATAACCTAAAAGAATTTCTAGCTACACGAACAAATTGCACAGTATTAAGACACGAAAACTTAGAAGCAGATGATTTAATTGCTGGTTGGATACAGAGTCATCCGGAGGATCATCACACTATTGTAAGCAGTGACACAGACTTTTATCAACTACTTGCAGACAATGTAAATCAATATAACGGAATTTCAGATGAGCTCCATACTATACAAGGTATTTTCGACAAAAAAGGTAAAGCAGTCATCGATAAAAAGACTAAGGAACCAAAAGTCATTCCGGATCCTAAGTGGATTCTTTTCGAAAAGTGTATGCGAGGCGACCCCACAGATAACGTTTTCTCGGCATTCCCGGGTGTTAGGAAAAAAGGAAGTAAGAATAAAGTTGGTCTTGAAGAAGCCTTCCAGGACAGAGAGACGAAAGGCTTTGCATGGAACAATCTCATGCTCCAACGATGGACAGACCACAACGACGTTGAACACAGAGTATTAGACGACTACAATCGCAACGTAACTCTCGTAGACTTAACTGCACAACCAGACACAGTTAAACAGCAAATAGCAGAAACTATTGCTAGTGGCGCAGTACCACTCAATCGTCCAATGGTAGGCGCACAGTTTTTAAAGTTCTGTGGCAAGTATGACCTAATTAAAATGTCAGAACAGTCCGACAGTTATGTTAGATTTTTAGAAAAGCCCTATCCAGAAAAATGATTATTGTAGCTCAAATTGCATTGTTCTTGGCTATAGGCATAGGTATCGGATTCTTTGGTGCTATGCTAGTAGCTGGGATTATAGATCGTTATCATGCTCGTCAAGCAAGTAAAAATCGTGTATGGACAGAATTACAACGTACTGATTACAAACAACGTCGCCCTGCGGCAAAATAAGGAAAAGTAAATGAAAGATTTTTTAAATTGGTATATAAGAAACTATGTACAAATAGCTTGGTTTATTATTGGCTGGATGGCCATGGCTACCTTGGTAGATTTTAGTAAAGGTGACTGGGCTGCTGTAGCATTTGATTTATTTTTGCTATGGGTTAATTATTTCTTTTATAAGCAAAGATGACCGCACTCAAAGAACATTTACTAATGTGGCCGGCGCTGATTATTCTAGGCGGGTCATTAATTGCTTTACTATATGGTATTAATAGTGCATTACCAGAATCTGGAGCAAAATACGATTGTCGTATTGCAGAGATAAGTCCAGACTTTACTCCTGCTATGCGAGAAGAATGTAGGAAAAAATTAAGGAGTCAACAATGACTGAAATGATCGCAAAACCTGTAGTAAAAAATAAAATGTGGATTGTTGAATCCGGCGGAACTAAAGTTGGTAACATTATGACCGTAGACGAAGGCGGTGTTGTTTACTTACATGATAATCAACGTGAGTCTTTTCCTTCAATTAAAATTTTACAAAAAACTTATAACATTGAATTTGTTAAAGCTGAAAAGCCAAAGAAAGAAAAGAAAGATGTTTATGACGTCTATGGCTTTCCAACTAATACACAACCTTATAACGAAGTATTAGACGTTCAACGCTATTTGCCAATTTATACTAAAGGCAATAAGAGTAAGAGTTTTTTCTGTGCCGGCTATTACATTATTAAATTTAGTAGTACATGGGTTCGTGCATATTGTCCAAAACTTATTACACTAAATCGTTATGAATATCAAGGTCCATTCAAAACTCAAGAACGTATGATTGAGTCGATGCGAGAAGCAAATGGATAATTTGCCATTCCATATTAAAATGTACAACGATAAGGTAAGAGCTATGAATCAAAGTAATAGCAAACTCCTTACACTAAATCAGCAAGAAGCTCGCAATTTACACGCAGAAATTTACGATTTGATGGCCACAATCGCCAATTTATCCAAGACTACCAGTCAACCTGGTAGTGTTACTAGTGTAAGCATGGACGGCGGAAGTTTTAAATAATATACGTACTTTAAGAAGATAAATAAAAAGTATATCAAGGATAGTTGAAATGTCAAGACCAAAGCCAACGGTACTATTAGACCATGTAAACAAGACTACTTACAAAAGTGAGCAGGTCCTAGCCTCTGAAGGAATTTGGGCAGTTTTCTACGACAATCAACCTATCAATCTCAAGACACACAATATCTTAGTGTCATATCCAGGACCGAAGTACAAGAAGGTATCCTTTTCAAATTCTGGACACGCAATTAATCTGTGTAAGAAACTAAACACTCTGTTCCGCACTGATAAATTTAGCGTTGTACTTTTACGTGCCGGCGACAAAATTTTCCCATAAGCGTTACACTCAACGTCAGCTTACTAAAATATTTGTAGAACAAGCTGACATTCCTCTTGGCCAAACTACCGACATGCAACGTCGTTGGTGGAAGAACCCCACTGATGATAACAGCCTAAGATTAAGTTTAGCCGGCCTACAGTTAGTCAAGGCTGTTCTCAAATTGGAAAGTTACGAATTTGAGTTGCCAGAAGAACTAACCAATCATCAATTGCTACAATTAGAACGACAGTTTAAAGGCATGTACTATCTACTTAAACGTCAAAAAATAATTGTCTTTGAATCTGAGGAAGCTACAATGTTGCACTTACACTCCGGTAATCTAAAAGCCTATTTAGACAGCATTGAATCTGTAGGTTGACCCATAATTCCCAAAATAGTATAATAGTATACCATGAAAGATTACACTATACAAAAGGTAGACCGTAGATTCAATGGCCATGGATATTTTAAATATATCGTTATGCCAACATACCGTCGTGGAGATTCTACCTGGTTGTATACCACAAGCCGTCAACAATTCCAAGAATGGCGTGAGTGGTGCCGCGAAACATTTGGCCCGGCGATGGAACGTGATTGGGCTTGTGGTTTAATGTATCAAAATAAAATACCTGCCCAACTTTGGGCTTGGGATACCGATTTCGGCAATAAGCGTCTTTACCTTAAAGGTGAAGAAGAACTCACTATTTTTGAGCTTAAATTCTAAGGTTAGTACATACTAACTTAACGGTTGTCCAGAAATTCCCAAAATAGTATAATAGTTATATTAAGTTAATTTTAAAGGTTACTGTGAATTCAATTCCGTATATTAAAACTCCCAAAGAACTTGGCCTTAAAACTGACTCTCAGGGAATTTATATTAATACAACCGATGCTCGTCTCAATGCTCTGAAAGTAACTGGCATATTAGAATTTGGCGTCGGAGATACTCGATTAGATGGTAACAGCACCATTGCAGATCGTCAAATAACTCTATCTAGTTCTAAAAATCCGGCTTGGCAACAACATCTATTAGATACTATTCCCACACCAGGCTATCGAGATTATGCCTTACATGCCGAAATTCGTGAATCGTTTGCAGTACAATTAAAAGATCCAAAGACAGGAAAACGTAGCGAATTATTTCAAGCCGCTATAGACAAATCTCTTGTTGACTATTTTATTAAAACAAATGATTTTGAGCCAATTCGAGAATGGACTAGCAAGAAAATTCGAGAATGTGCTTCTAAACTCAATCCCAATCATAAAAAACAATCTGTAAACCTGCGTAATGTTCAACGTGATGTTATAGAAAAAGTCATAAAAACACTTCGTCAAAATGGTATTGTAACTAATTTTGTATGTGAACTTGCGGCTCGTATCGGTAAAACAATTCTATTTTTAGAACTTGCTTGTGCCATGAATAAAGAATTCGGGCACGAAGCTATGTTTATCATGGCATATGGGGTAGGTTTAAGTGTAAAGACATCGTACAAAAACGAATGTTCTAAATTTAGTGATTTTAGCAATATGAGTTTTATTGATGCTGCAGATGCAGATGCAGAAAAACAATATCGTGCTACTATTAAAGCAGGTAACATGCCCGTTGTCTTTGTTAGTTTAAATCCCGAAGCAGAAGAAAAATATATCTGGATTAATAAACTATCTGGCAACTATATTGCATTACTTGAAGAAACAGATTTTGGTACCCACACCGAAAGCCAAGTTGAAAAAGTTGAATATATACTTGAAAACAAGACTGCTACAAGAATTAATGCCAGCGGAACTAATATCGGCCGTCTTGCAAAAGCATTTGGGCAAAATGCCATTGACGAAATCATTAGTGTTCCTTATTGCATGGTGGAACAAGATTCTAGTATCCCTGATGTAGTTACCCGGCGTTTTTACAATATGTTGTTTAATGCACGTATTAATAAATTGTTAGAAGACTTTGATCGCGACGTACTTCCTAATATTACAAAAATTTTATCTAAGCCTTATAGCCAACAAAAATTTATTTCTGCATTATTTCAAGATATACTCGGATATCAGCCCATATACGGATTTAACATTAGCGATTGTGCCGGTGAAGAAATTTTGCACAGTATGTTATTTGTTAATATTAGTAAAGAAGCAATGGACCAACTTGCTGAGGTAATTGAAAAAGCATGTCTAGATCATAAAGTATTAATACTTAATGGCGATTACACTGATAACAAAGAAGCGGAAGGCCTTACTAAGGAAGAACTAGTTCGATTAAAAAACGATCATTATACTGGTAGAAACAAATTATTAGTAATTACTAACATGATGGGTACTCGTAGTTATAGTATTCCAGAAATCCAGGCCTGCTTGTTTATGCAAGAAGGTGGAGATGTTTATCCGTACATGCAAAAATACAGTCGTTGCCTTACTCCTGGGTTCAACAAAAAATACGGTCATATATTTGATTTCTCGTTTGACCAAAGCAAAACACGCAATACCATAATGTCTGTGGCTGTGGAGGCCGCACTATTAATTCGACAAAAAGGTAAAACTTATCCAGAAGCTGTTCGTGAAGTTTTAAATAGTGTCAATATTAAAGACATGGTGACCGGGCAGTGGATCGACGGTGACCAGGTTATTAAACAATTTGAAGATAATAATAAACTTTTAGAAATTGCTAATGCTCATACACGCATTACTATTGAAGATCTCACAGCTGAAGAAATTGAAGCGTTTGGCGAGTTAGCCAAAAGATCTTCTAATAGCAAACAAGATAAATCCAAAATTGATAAAATTGTTGAAACTGGGAAAACATTTGAATCCCAAGGATCTGCAACCAAAAATCTAAAAAAAAATCCATTAAAAGCGGTAGTTGAAAAAGCAATACGCATGATCAATGGTAGTGCTACTACTGTGCTTGCTTTAAGTAACTACCAGGGTGAAAGTTTTTTAGAGTGTGTCGACATCATTGAAAACAATGCCAAAATGTCTGCTGAATTTGTAGAACTATACGGAGTTGGGGCAGACACCATTAAACGTCTGAGTAATCGACTAGAAATCAGTACCTTAGACATGATTGTGCGAATGAGTAAATATAATACTACCCAAAAACATATAGAGAATAATTCGTTGGCTATTCTTAAAGATGATCCAAAACTTTGGTTTGAAATCTTTGGTAATAGAGAACTTAAACGATTTATTAAAAGTAAAGATTGTAAGAAAATTTTAGTTGTTGCTGGCGGCCATGGTTCAGAGATCGACGTCCTTGTGGACATGTTCGGTATTGAAATTACAAAGAAAATTGTGTATAATGACAAGTATACTTTTCTCTGTAACCAGATTAAACGCAATTACCCAGATGTAACTGTGGCGCAGGGTGATTTTATAAAAATGGAGTTTGATATGAAATTTGATGTTATAGTAGGCAATCCGCCTTACCAAAAAACTGCAGAACACGGTAAAAAAGTCAATGATAATTTATGGGCTCCATTTACATTTAAGTCGTGGGACTTATTAAACGATGATGGAATCCTGGCTTTTATTACTCCTGATAATTGGAGAACTCCTACCAATGATTTTCGTACAGAAGGTAAAAGTATTCTTAAAGAAATTATTAAACCACACAATACTATTGCAATTAATTTAAATGAGGCCGAACGTCATTTTGATGTCGGTTCAACTATTAGTTATTTTGTTGTACAAAAAACAATTAACAATACTAACGTAACTTCTTTAACTTCCCCGTGGGGTAAAGATACTATTGATTTAAATGTTCTACCAACTGTTCCTAAAGATTTAAGTAGTCACGGACTAAGCATTTTTTCTAAAATTATTTCTAGTCCTGGAAAAAGATGGAACTTTAATCAGAAACAAACTAAACTTAACAAGAGTTTAGATATAGTTGAAACCCAGGATAAAAATCATACTGTTCAATTATTCGATAGCTTTGGCGGAAAAGATATTAAATTTTGTGATAAGAAGGGCGAAGATCATAGCAGTCCTAAAGCAATGATTACTTATGTAGGCAAATATACAGTAATGGTCGATGATGGAAATATTACGCCAGCACAACATGTGCATCGTCAGATTTTAGAATTAAATGAATTGGATGGTGCTAAAACACAACTTGAATCTAAATTGTACAGATTTATCATTGACGGAAATCGTGCTAATCAGTATATAGAAAAACATATACCAAACATGATGCCACAACTCGATCTCACTAAGTCTTGGACAGATCAAGATGTATACCAATATTTTGGATTAACTCGAGAAGAAATTGATTATGTCGAATCTCAATTTAACTGAGATTATTAACCACGTTCGTAATCGTTCTTACATGAGCGGTATTGATCGTGATTCTTTGCGGGTTAAAGCAACCGGAGAAGTGTTTACACCTACTCCGCTTGTTCAAGAGATATTAGATAAAGTTCCTGTTGAAGTACTTGCAGATCCGTTTAAAACTTTTTTAGATCCAAGTTGCGGAGATGGCCAATTCTTGGGAGAAGTTTTAATTAAAAAGATAGAAGAATTAGAAAAAAACAATATACCAATTGAACAAGGATTTGAAATAGCACTGAGAACAATATACGGAGTTGATCTAATGATAGATAACGTAGACGAATGTCGTAATCGTTTATTGTGCGGCCAAGAGCATCTAAGACCCATAGTCGAGGAAAATATTTACCAAGCCGATGGATTAAAATTTAGTTATGAATTTTGCCCAATGTCTAATACAAGAAGAAACAGAGAAGAAAAACTCAGACGTCAAGTAAAAAAAGCACAACAACAAGCACATTTTGAAAATTTATTTCGACTAGCAGATGACAAAAAGAAACCTAAGAAAAAATGACTTACTTAGACGAAATTAAACGCAAGTACGACGTCACAGACTACAAGGAAAGTGCTGTTACTATTCCCGAGCTTCCCACAGATGGTATTGTATTAATTGTAGGCACAAGCGGTAGTGGTAAAAGTACTATCTTGCGTAGCCTAGGCGAACTCAGACAACCTCAAGTTGATAATAATTGTACAACAATTGATAACTTTACCACACCCGAACGTGGCGAAGAATTGCTACTTGCCTGCGGACTTCGTAGTATTCCTACTTGGTTCCGATCACCTAGTACATTAAGCAATGGCGAGTTTCACAGGTTTGAAATGGCTATTAGTTTAGATCAAGGACTTGGCACAGTAGATGAGTTTACAAGTGTAGTCGATCGCGATACTGCTAAAAGTCTTGCCTTAAGTATGCGAAAGTATTATGATCGTGCCAATACCGGTCAGCCACTATATATTGCAAGTTGTCACAGAGATATCATTGACTGGTTAGATCCAGAATGGGTGTACGATACCGACCTACAGGTATTAGAAAATCGGAGGTCACCCTTTCGACTGGGGACAAGACCAGAACTTACACTCACCATCAAAAGCTCAAGTGTCGACTATTGGAGATATTTCAGTAAGTATCACTATCTAGATACTGCAATCAG